ATGACATTCCCATATCCGAATATTTTTAACGCTTTGCGCGGCGGGCACTCGCGCCTGCATCGCTGCCTTTTCCCGCTGCCCTGGTTTGTTTTTCTCCTGACAACAGCCACATCCAGCGCCTACGCGGACAGTACTCTGCAGGTCACGCAGATCAATGGCAGTGCTGTTGTAACTGGCACAGGCCAGACTCTCTTACAACTTGCAAGCACCACACAGAAAAATACAAATTCTCTCGCATCCACTACGTCAACTGCAAGTTCCGCTTATTCACTTGCGGTCGGCGCAATCCAGGAATCGTTGATGGGTGTGGCCGGTGGTCTGGCTGTGCTGGATTCAACAGGAAACGTCACCTCGCCCGTTTCCACAACAGCCTCCACAGCCAGTGATTACTCCACTGTCGGCTGGAACAATCCGCTCACCTGGACCACCAACTCCGGGACAGCGACCCAGTACGGCAATCCCAAAGTTGCCTTCAATCATCGCTGGACAATGGGATACGACACATCCGGCACTGCTCAGGTGGACGACTATATGCCGCCCACTCATCTGCGTCTGGGTGGATCACAGGAATTCGATGGCGTTCCACTTTTTGTGCATAATATCCCTTACTCCGGCGGGAATATGGGAATTGTCGAAGGTGTTTTCATGCAGTCGGAAAACATGCGTGGTTCGATTGCCGGTGTCGGCCCCAGCTATGCCAGCGGTGCGGCATCCTACGATAATTATGACGCTGTTGCCCGTTACACCTACGCAGGTCCCAGCTCACCTGTTTTTACTACAACAGGAAGCGCCGTCACCGCACCTGACGGGCTAACGCATATTCCAACTTTTTATAGCTGGGGAGCAACTTTTGCAAATCCTCTTCCGCAGACGTGGTCTGATTGGATTAAATCTCACAATCATGCACGGATGATGACCAATGAAATTGGCATTAATCCCGCCAGCTATAAAAATGCGACTTTTGTTGGTGAAATAAGTGGTTATTACACAAATTCCGCTGGACTGGTTACAACCATTCTGACTGATGGCTGGCGCATTTTCAATCAGACCCAGAATTTTCCAAACACGAACACTGGTACAGAAACACCTGGCACGACCTCACTGGACGGAACCACACCGGCCATTGATACAGTATGGTCAGACTTTGGCGACCCAGCGATAATGTTTGGAGTATACACAAAGGCATTTGATAATAATGTTATCTGTTACCTTCCCGGTCCGACTCCACATGCATCTCCGGGAGACATCAATGATCCAACAGGAAAAATCAATAATCAGGTCCGTGGTTGTGAAGGGATTGAATATGACCTCTGGAATGACGACACGTCCGGAGAGACAGCCTATATGCAGGGCATTACTGTAGCCTATAGCGGCACCACTTCTCCCAGCCCAGACAGTTATGACATGAATCTGGCTGGAGGCAATGCAAACACCCTAGTTCTTTCAGGCGAATGGTATTCGATGAATGTTGCATCGCGCTCTTTTGCATCCGCAGGATACGGTGGTCCTGCTTATACAAAAGGTTCCCAAAAGGTTATCGCCGATTTTGGGCAATCCAATAGACCTGCGTGGGATGCGGATACAGCGTGGCCTGCCTATTCGCACAATATGCGTCTGACAATCTGGAACACGCGCAATGCCGATGATACCAATAACCAGAACGACTACAGTGATATTACGACAAGCATGGGCGTGCAGGTTGATGGACACAATGATGTGCATCAGCTTTCCATGGACGGAACGACCCAGGAACATCTTGAGTTTAATCCAGCCAACTATCCCAATGGAATTAGCCTGTGCGGCTATACGGGTTGTGGTTTTTCCGTAAATCGACAAGGCACCCCCGAAGTTGATGACAATCTTGTTATCAACGACGGAAAATCTCTTATCTTGATGAATACCAATAACGCTCTTGCCGGCTATTTCTATGCCAGCACTGATGGAAACATGCACATTCTGGGCGTAAACGGCCCTTCAAACAGCACATTTGTTATTGATGCCGGCTTGAAATCAAATGGTGCGATCAATGCACCCAACAATACCTACAGTTCATTGCCGACAACAAACACAAACGCTGGTGACCAACGTTACTGCTCAGACTGCTATTCCAGTTCATCGACCTCAGCCCAGAGAGGGATTCCTGTGTGGTGGAATGGGTCAACATGGACAGACTCACTTGGTAATACTGTAAAAAATTAGCATTCAAAATAGAAAAAACTGAAAAATTAAATGGCAAAAAAATTTGATGAAGATTATAGCAAGGAAGTATATAATAAAATTTCAGAACTTCAGAAAAAAGGCCTTTCAATAAGAAATATTGCCAAAATAACAGGCGCAAGCCGAAGCTACATTCACAGATTATCCATTAAAATAGCTTTATCTTCAGGCTCCATGAAACAGGCTAGCGAAAGGCGAAAAGAAGCCGGATGGGAGCCTCTAGCACCCGGCAATCCAATTTCATGGGATGCTATAAAATTAAAAAACACGGCTAGAAGAAATACTTACAATCTAAATGAAAATTAAATGAAAAAAAAACAGAAGCCTATGACCAGGGCTGAATTTATTTCCATCTGTGATTGTGTATCAAAAACAGGAAACAGTTCAAATTGCATGAGACTTGCTAACCGTCCTCTTAGCGATTTATATTATTATTTAAAGAAAAATCCTGAAGAACGCCAGCGTTTAACAATAGCACGTACTTTCTTTCACGATGAAATGACTGCCGCAGTTCATGATCTCGCTTTTGGCGGAATTCCCAAAATAAGGCGAACAGAAAAAGGAAAAATTGTTATAGATGAAAGAGGAAAACCTGTCATAGATAGAATCCCCGACACACGTCTCATTACAACTCTTCTGAAAGATCACTCCAGTCGTCTGGCGCGTGCAGAAAAGGCAGATCTTTCAAATACCATACACACACCACCAGAAGACAAGATGGCACGACTTAGGGATGAAATAATTTCTGATCCATCTCCTCAGGAAAATATTACTAAAAATACAAATTCTCATGAAGAATGAAGAGAGAATATCGCTAACATCGCCCCAGATGAATATATATCGGGAAGGATGGAAAAAACATGCTCGCTTTCGCGTCGCCGCCTGCGGAAGAAGATTCGGCAAAACATTTGAAGCCGCAGAAGAGATTCGTCGAGCCGTAAAGAACGCTGTTGTAAGAAACATCAATCCCGATAATGAGATCTGGTATGCTGCTCCCACATACAAACAGGCAAAAAAAATATTCTGGCCAAAACTGAAAGCCACCATTCCCCAAAAATGGCTTATACGTCCCCCTAGGGAATCGGAGCTTTCCCTTGAGGTTGGGCCATACGGACATACGGTACGCATCGTAGGATTAGAAAATTATGATGCGTTACGTGGGAGTGGTTTGTTTTTTTTTTAGGTGATGAATGGGCAGACACTCCACCTGAAGCCTGGACTGAAGTTATTCGCCCAATGCTTTCAACATGCGAAGGAAATGCTCTTTTCATTGGTACACCGAAAGGAAAAGATCATTTTTATGATCTTTATTTGAAAGGTCAGCATGGAGAGACACATGAAAATGGTTGGTGGTCCTGTTCTTACACGACACTGGATGGAGGAAACGTCTCAGCTGAAGAAATCAATAATGCCAAGAACAGCCTTGATCTTCGTACATATCGTCAGGAATATGAAGCATCGTTTGAAACTTTCTGCGGTCGTTGCTTATATGCATTCTCAAGAAAACACTCCATCAAAAACGCTACATATGATGAGACCAAAGCTGTTCATATAGGAATGGATTTCAACATAAACCCCATGTCGGCAACAGTCTGGCAGGAGGATATGGATGAAAATGGCATTATAATTACTACGCAAATAGACGAAATAATTATACAGACATCCAATACTGATGAAATTTCAAAAGAAATACTGAAACGATATGGTAAAAAAGAAAGAGATTTCTCTGGGGTAGAAGAATATTCCGCACAACATATCACAGTCTATCCAGACCCTGCAGGACAAGCACGAAAAACGTCAGCTTCAGGAAAAACAGATATATCTATACTTCTGTCATATGGAATAAGCGTCAAAACAAGAAAACAATCGCCACGAGTACGTGACAGACTGAATTTCATGAATTCGATGTTTGAGAATTCATTAAAACAACGAAGGGCTTTTGTTTCCCCGAAGTGCACAAAAAGTATAGAAAGTTACGAGAGATATGCTTTCATAACAGGGACCTCTGAACCAGATAAAAAACAGGGATATGACCATCTCGTAGACGCAAGTGGTTATTATTTATACTTCAGATTCTCGGAAAATGCACTCGATATAAATTCCAACAAAATTCTTGATCGATAGGAAATAAAGTGGACTGGCACGAATTAAAAAAAAGTATGAATTTTCCATCACAATACTCGAATAGAACAAGAAATCTTCTCGCTCTGGAAAAAGTTCTGGATGGAAGCCTTTATGACCATATTCGATATCCTTTCTTCAAGACGTGTGGTGGCGATGGTTCATATATCCCGATCAATAAAAGACGCCCTTCCGTCAGAACACATTTATGCAATGTTGTAGTGGATGATACTGTTTCCTTACTTTTTAGTGCTTCTCACTGGCCTTCCATCCACGTCCAAAAAGACGATGATAATGAAGACTGCGAGATCGAAGCAAAAATACGAAAAATTTGCTTCGATCTAAATCTGCCGTCTCTTATGGAGCAGGCTGCAGTTATGGGGGCTGTAGGATCGGTTGCAATCCTAGTTCAGGCCATAGAAAATGAGCTTGTAGTTGAATTAAAACGAACCTGTTTTCTTGAACCAACCTTCTCACTTCTCGATCCCAGAAAACTTGTTTATGTAAGAGAGCAGTATATTGTTGACGCTGATGGATTAAAAAAAGCTGGATTCGGCGAATTTCCTGATGGAAATTATTGGTTCACAAGAGATTTCACTGAATTTGAGACTATCTGGTACGATCCTATTCCTGTCGAATACAGTGCAGATAAGAATACCCAACTTATCCGAGATGAAGCGCGCTGCACACAGCATGGATTAGGAGTAATACCTATCGTCTGGATCAAGAATCTTCCGTCTGCAGATCCTAACGCTCCTGATGGAAAATGCACTTTTAGTGCGGGTATTGATGCCATGATTGATGCTGATTACCTTCTTTCACAAACAGTGAGAGGACTACGTTATTCCTCTGATCCAACGATGGTGCTTTCAGTTGATGAATATCAAATCTCAAATGGTTTAACCTCTTCATTTACCAAAGATGCCTCGCATGCAATTGCCTTACCGCAAGGCAGCGATGCAAAACTTCTTGAAATTAATGGGACTGGGGCCGCAGCAGCTCTCAATATGTGGCAAGCCTTACGTTCCCTGGCCTTAGAAGCAATGCATGGAAACCGCGCACATGGAGACCGCGTTAGTGCTGCTCAATCAGGGCGCGCTATGGAACTCATGTGTCTCGGTTTAACATGGCTCGTTGGTCGTCTACGCAGATCTTATGGAGATTGCGGACTGGTCTCAGTTATCAACTTGATTACTCTAATTACTCAAAAATTTCCAGATTTAAAGATTGCAGGACAGAGTTATGGTGAACTTCAGGCAAAAAATATTTCACTTGTCTGGCCTGCATGGTTTGAACCAACCTTTGGGGACATGCAGACTATAGCCAATGCGGTGCAGTCAGCAAAAACTGCCGGAGTTGTGTCAATGGACACCGCAGTCAGAATGATGAAACCTGCAACGCATGTTCAGCATGTTGCTGAAGAAATAAAGAAAATATTGAACGATAATGAGTTATCTTAAAAAGAAAATCAATATCGCTGCGGAGAATAAATGGAAGTAAATTCAGGATCGTCTGAAAGCAAAGATAGTAATATTTCAGATGGAGCATCCAACACACCCCGGTCAGCAGCTGATAGTGTAGCTAATGCATTTTCAAATCAACTGGCTCAAGTTCAGGCCGATCTTGCCGCATCGAAAGCCTACGCTCTGTCTGTCGAAGAAGAGTTGCTCAATTTGAAGGCTGAAACAGCGGTAATGGCAGAAAAGCAGGCGCAAGAAGTTTCTAGAATAAAAATTGACTCCGAAATCAAATCACAAGCTATTTCTTCTGGACTTATTGATCTGGACTGTCTACCGCTTTTAGATTCATCTGAAATTACCTTAGATGAAAATGGAAATATTCTTGGAATCGACACAGCTATAGCTGATTTAAAGTCAAAAAAACCTTTTCTTTTTGCAGACACCAGTCGAGCTGGAAAAATGAGCAGCACTGCTCGTTCAGCTCTTACGCCTAAGGCAAAAGCCAACACAGCATTGCCTGTTAAAGATATGTCTGAATCTGAATACAAACGCTCTTTAAAAAGAGTAGCACCGTCTTATTCTCGTCGCTATAATTAAAGGTCAAAATTTAATGGCTATTGATAACTTTCCCGCTCAGCTTCAGCCTATTATTCAGGAAGGCTACCTTGCCCGCGAATTCTCTGCCGGTCTGCAGTCTCGAATTGCTTTTCGCGCTATCGCAGACAGAGAAATTTTTCCAAATAGAATTGGTGAAAGCATTACTAAAACCCGCAAGGGTTTGAAGGCACCCGTCACCGTTCCAATGTCGCCGTCACAAAACACCAACTTTGACAATGGCCTGACTCCTTCAACCTGGTCTGTTGAACAATATACACTGACGATCAATCAGTATGGTGACACCATTGATCTCAATGTTGTCAGTGAAGGTGTCGGGATCAGCGATCAGTTCCTTGCTAATGCAAACACCAACGGCATCCAGGCACTTCAATCCCTTGATAGAATTGCACGGAATACCCTTTTCGCTGGTCCGTCTGGCGGTGTCGGTGGTTACATGGGCGGCAACACCCGGGTAACAACCTCTATTAGCGCTTCCAGCACGCAGGTCTCTGTCGACGATGTGCGTGGTTTTGAAAGAGTTTTAAACGCAACCGGGCAGGTAGTTTCGGTAGCTCAGTCATCAGGCATGACTGTAACTGTGGGAAGCAACGCCTACACCCTCATCAGCGTCGCATATGACTCTGTTAATATTTCGACCGCCCCCCTGGGCATATCGGGTGTGCTGACATTCTCTACTGCTGTGTCCGTTAGCGATGGCGCAGAAGGAAATGCTGTCGTGGCTTCAACAGCTCCACTTGTCTTGCGTCCGAATAATCGACTGACTACAGCACAACTGGTTGCACCTGAAGGCAATTACGGTTCCAGTAATTACATCACAGGTGACACGTTAGGCATTCAGACTGTCCTCGCTGCTGTAGCTGCTCTACGTATGAATAACGTGCCCACTATCGATGGCGCCTATCACTGCTACCTCGATGATCAGCAGATGCTCGGTCTTTTTCGTGATGGTGATTTTAAATATTTGTATCGTGGTGCTTACGGCAGTGAAGCCTATCGCTCTGGCTCTGTTGTGGAACTTTTAGGAGTAAGATTTATTCCTACGACTGAGGCACCACTGCAGGCTTCCCTTGGTAGCGGCGTTATCCATAGAGCGATTGTTTGCGGCCAGGGAGCTCTAATTGAAGGCGATTACAACGGATCCGTTGATATTCCAGACAGTGACCGAGCCCTGGTCGAAAATGTCGACGGTATCATGATGATTACTAGAGAACCTTTGGATCGCTTGAAACAGATTATTGCTCAGTCCTGGTACTGGATTGGAGGCTTTGCACTCCCAACAGATGCGACTGTCAATCCTTCAATCATTCCAACATCGACGAACAGCTATCTGAAGCGTGGCGTCATTATTGAAAGTCTCTAAATAATTAAAATGACCCAGAGATTTTCTGGGTCATTTTCTAGAAAGTTTTATCTATGTCTGAAGATGTTTTGAGCGAAATAGAAAAAGTCAATATACGGCGTTATTGTTGGTATCCTGCTCGTGGCAATAGTCATATTTCCGGTAGCTGGCTTTATTTTTCTCATTACGGAATTTTAGAGTATAGACTATCAAATTTTTCACAAGAAGAAATACAAGTTATTCGCTCGATGTTGGCGACATTATCTGTTCTCGAGCAAGGCCCAGCAAATTCTGCTGATAATTTAGATACAGATAAAGCAGCTATCTGGACTCATAACAAAAACGAATTTACCGATAGAGTTAGTTTATTTAAGCAGCAAAGACTGGAACTGGTTAAATTCATAGGGGTCGATGTCGGACCTGGATTTAATTCCTTATTAATAAAAATGTCGATCTGATGGATATAGATAAATTACAGAAAAAAGCTGCCTATGGATTTCAAAAGGCTGCAACGGTTGTGGGATTTTCTGTTATTCAAACTCGCCCGCAAAGCTCATCCATGCCACTACCATCAGAAAAAATAGCTACATTAAAGTGTCTTATTGATCCATCAGCATCCTTTACCGGAGTATCTCCGGCCATATGGGGACATAAATTTTTGTTTGCTTCCATTGATACAAATGGTATTCTTGTAGGTGACTATCTCGAAACACAACCAGATGAAAATATAGAGAATATTACAACAGATATTTACTTTGTTGCCCGATTTGAACCTTGGAAACCTCTACTGATAGTGCAGACAAACAAATCAATATCTTTTTATGAATCAGATCTTTCTTCTGATAACAATTCAATTGGTTTACGATCTCCTTCTGGGCCAGTTTGGAAAGAAGATGTTGAAGTGGTTTCTAACTATCAAGTATCAATGCTTGAAGTATCCGCATCCGGACGCTCACCAACCGGTCTAGGAACTGATCTTTCTCTCGGTAACTGGGAAATACTCATGCCTAAAATTCCTGATATCACATTATATCAAGGCTTAAGGGTTAAGGATATGGATCAGAATTGTTATCACGTTTTAATTGTTGAAGAGACTGAATTCGGATTGCGTTTGGTGGCGAAGAGCGATCAAGCATAATGGCTTCAGTTTCTGAAATAGAAAATATAATTTGTAATACAATAAACAACTATATCTATCCAGAAAATACGAGCGGTGTCCTCCTTTCAACAATTAATGAAAACTTAAAGATTTGTCGTGGCTGGCCTCAGGAAGTAGAATTATCAAAAGACTTGATGTCTTCATCTGGGATTTCTTGGATAGCTGTCAATCAGCAACCAGGGCAGACTAAAAACAAAACGCGATATGGGCGACAGTGGAAGACTTTCGACACTAATGATTTGTTTGGACTATCTGTAGATAATGTTATAAACTCATCATGTAAAGTTGAATTTTCCGGGACCGCTCTCCAAAATGGCCTCGCTGGCATAGTCATATCAGAAAAAGCATATCCTGTTGTGGTTCAATCAGGTCAAGATTCTGCTACAGTTACGAACAATATCTATGAACTTATTAAATCGGATTATTCGGCCCTAATATCTATCGATGGATCAACGATAACATCACAATCAGAGATAGTGGTAAAAGGATTTTGTGGTGGAAATTCAACTATGTATCAAGAAATCAGTCGGCTAGAAGATATGTTCTGTACTTCTGTTTTTTCTCCATCTATTGTTGCACGTGATAATGTGGAAAATGCAGTAATAGAATCCTTATTAACATCAGATACCCTATCAAATGCAACATTCGACCGCGGAATTATAAATTTTCAGGATAGAAAGTTATATGACAATAATTTAAATGCGAATTTGTATCGCGTTGATATTATGTGGTCTATAGAGTTTGCGATTATATCTACAATCTCATGTCCTCCCTTGTTGTTGCCATCTATAGATGTAAATTCTCTTGATGTAATTGGAATCATTTAAATATTATTTATTAAATGGTTTAAATTATTATAAGTTAGGAAAAACAATGACTGTTATAAGTCAGTCGGGAACATTGAACACAAGTTCACTTGCTGTTCCAGATCTCTATATTCAAATTCAGACAAGTGGCACAACCTCATTATCTGGCGCTCAAACTGACATTGTCGGTATTGTTGGAACCAGCTCATGGGGTCCCACCAATACCCCATTAGTTTTTGGAACTTCAGCAGAACGAGCTGCCTATTTTGGCTCAATGCAAGACAGTGCCTTTGATTTAGCAACCATTGCATCTACCGCTATTTTGCAGGGGGCCTCCAATTTTGTTGGAGTAAGAGTTACGGATGGTACAGACACAGTTGGTTCTGCACCAGTACTTCAACAAAGTGATAACGAAACATATCCAGTTTTAATAAAATCAAAGTACACAGGATCAGAATCAAACAATATTAGCTTTAATATTTCTCCTGGTTCGGCTCCTAAAAGCTGGAAGATAACGGTAACGATGCCCAACTATCTTCCAGAAACATTTGATAACTTAATTCAACAAACAGATAATGGTGTTTTTTGGAACAACTTTGTTTCAGCCATCAATAACGGACAATCATCTATTAGGGGACCAAGTTCAATAATCACAGCGACACTTGGCACTGCAGTCGATGTAGCTCCGAGTGCAATGAATACCACAGCTCTGACAGGAGGGACTGATGGAAATTCAGCTGTAACAGCCAACATACTGCTAGGATCAGATGGACTTACCCGCACGGGCATGTATGCCTTGAGAGGGCAAAAATGCAGTCTGGCAGTCCTTGCCGGTGTAACAGATGATACAACTTGGTCCACTCAGGCCGCCTTTGCTTTATCGGAAGGAATCTATATGATCACATCCGGTCCCCCCAGTGAATCTGTTGAAACAGCTTCAGCAAAACGCAGTTCAGTCGGTGTAGACAGTTATAGTTTGAAAGCTATGCTAGGGGACTGGCTTTACTGGTACGATGGTGAGAATTCTCTTACCAGATTAGTACCTCCAACAGGTTTTGTCGCAGGGCGATTGGCGGCTCTTTCGCCTCAACTCCCGAGCCTTAACAAACAAATATATGGTGTTATTGGCAGTCAAAAATCAGGCCTAATAAGTTCTGGTCAGAACTTAACTTACTCTTCAGCAGAATTGACTTCTCTTTTCACCAATGGGATTGATGTTATTTGCAATCCTGCTCCAGGAGGAAGTTACTGGACTGTTAGAGCTGGAATAAATATCTCTAGTAACTCAACAAATAATGGTGATGAATATACTAGAGTAACTAATTTTATCAGTGAGACACTTGCCAACGGTATGGGAGTTTATATTGGTCAACCAATATCTCCTACTTTATTCACTGATATTGAAGCTACCTTAACCGGATTTCTTTCTGACTTAGAACAACAAGGCGTCATTGGTACTGCTTCTGGTAGTGCACCCTACTCCGTCATCTGCTCAACAACAAATAATCCACAATCTCGAATTTCTTTAGGTTTTTTACAAGCTGATATCAATGTTACCTATTTTGGTATTAATAAGAAATTTATTGTAAATATTACAGGAGGGGCCGGTGTGACGGTTTCTAGTAACTAATGGCTACTACATACACACTTGGTCGGCAAGGATCCATTATCCTTATTTGGAATGGAAACAGGATCGACATTCAGGATGTTACTGATTTCAGTGTCCATCAGGAAATTCGCGCCCAAAAAGTTTCTCCTCTCAACAAGCCTCCTGTTGAATTTAACACACCTGCTGGGTGGAGAGGATCATTCACGATCGATAGAGGAAATTCTGCTCTAGACGATTTATTCAATACAGATGAACTTGCTTTTTGGAACTCCAACACTATTTCATCAGGTGTTTTGTATTGTTATATTCAGGAAAGTGATGGCAGTACTTCAAAATTTGAATATAGTGGTCTGACTTTAGCGTTTTCAAACGCAGGTAAATTTACAGCTGAAAGCGTCGTATCCCAATCTGTAACATTTTTCGCCAGCCTAAGAAGAGCTATATAATAATGAAAGATAATATGGTTAAACTGGTTTGTGAAACAGGCAAAGAGCTTATTTATAAAGAAATAACACCAAGTGAAATGCTTGATATTATTTTGATTTGTGGCCCAGACGGCTCAAAAAATGAAACTTATATAAATGTTGTACAACAATGGTGCTCAATTCGTGCCATTAATAGCATCCCCGTGCCTTTTCCGAAAAACAAAAATATGCTCGACATGTTGGCGAATGATATTGGTGTAGATGGAATAAAGTCAATTGAGGATTATCTTATTTCAACCGAATGTACAGAAGAAGACGATATAAACTTAATAAAAAATTAG